AGAGGAACATCTCCAGATCGGGGGGAACCACCGTCTGCATCTACTTCACCGCTTTCAGGGCTCGGGCGAGATAGCCGCCCTTGGATTCGAGCAAAATCGTCTTCCAGTCGTGACCGACCACGCGATAGCTGTTTCGGTGCGCCGACTTGTGGACCTCGATGCGGAACCCATCGCGGTACGCGCCGGTGTCGACGGGCGCGGTCGCGCGGATGTTCGCGAGCGCCTGCTGCGCCTTGGACAGGCACATGTTCTCGACGCCCGCGCTGTGGAGGATGTCATCGAAGAACTTGTCGTTGAAATTGACTTTCGTCTGACCTGCTGCAGGCATCAGCCCTCCACCTCCTGAAGGCCGACCTCGAGGGTCGGTTGCCAGCCCGTGAACGGGTTGGCGTCGACGGACGGGACGACGTCCACCGTGTAGACGTGCGAGCCGTCCTTGATTCGGTCGCCGCGCCTGATATCGACTGTGGGGTCGGCAACCGTGAGCGTGACGGCTGTTACCGCCTGCTCGCGTGCGCCATCTGGCGTCATGACCGAGGATGCCGTGGCGATGAAGCCGCTGAACGCGAGCTCATCGACCTCGCCATCCCAATCAGAGACGGTGCGTGCTGGGTTGTACGGGTCTTCCACAAGGGGTGCGCGGAGGCGCTTGAGCGGTCGACCGAAGTTGCCGAAGTCCGAGCCGATCATGGGAGCCTCGCAATCCTGTACCTGTCGAGAATCTCGCGCTCGTCCTGCATGAGCTGGATGGAAGTCGCACCGGACCCGTTGAATGCATAGCTCACGGACGCGCCGTTGACGCTCTGGGAGCGCACGGTGCCCGCGGGGGCGCTCGCCGCTCGGCGGGAGACCTGCAGCGCGACCGCGATGAGGTCTGGCACTTCTTCCGTGTTGAATCCAGCCGTGACGGTGTACTCGATGCCGCTCAGGCACGGCTCGACGGGCGCGGCAAGCTCGACAAGGCCCGCCGTGTTCCACTGGGCACCGCCCAGAAGGTCGGTGCCGTCGGTCAGCGTGAGCTTCGTGACCTCGGTCACGTTGAGCGCGGGGATGCGGATGATCTTGCCGCCAGCAGAGCCGACCTTGCCGGACAGCTCCATCGACGGCGCGATGTGCCATCCGCAGTAATTGCGAATGGCACGTACTGCCGCGGCGTTGAACATGGGGGCATCGAGCCCGCTGTAGTCGGTATGGTTGCCGAGGAAAGATTCGGTCATGATGCCCCCTTCCAATCAGTCAGCCGAGGCTATTTCGCAGCCTTGGCGGTCTTGGCGGTCTTGGCGGTCTCGGTATCGGCCACGGGCTCGTCGGACTGGACCTCGATGCCGGAATCGTCGGACTGGGAGACGACCTTGGTCTCGTCCGTGGATACCTTGACGAAGGCGTACGGGTACTTGACCTGCAGCGTGCAGCGCTCCTTCAGGCGGAAGGCGGTCACGCCGGTCTCGAAGTTGTCCTTATGGGAGTCGCTGGTCTTCAGCGTGCGCGTGCCGCGGGAGAGGACCTTACCGCCACGGAAGAACGCGCCGACCACGCAATCGCCCTTCGCCTGGGTCGGGGTGACGACCGTGGGCAGGCCCCACGGGGTCTGCTGGATGACGAGGGTGCCGGTGCCGTTGTAGGGCGGCAGGAAGAAGCCGCCACCGTAGTACTGGCCGTTCTTGTCGCGCTTGAGGCGCAGGGTCTTATAGTCCTCGGGGCTGATGACCAAACCGTCGGCGGCGAAGTTGACGTTCTTCTTGATCATCGTGATTGCCGAGAAGATTCGGTCCTCGAGCGGCTCGGTGCTGGTGTTGGCGATGACGGAGTCCTCGGGGATGCGCGCAAGAAGGCCCTTGACTTTGACGCCGGAGCCATCGCTCGTCCAAATATCGGTCTCCTTGACCAGATCGAACTCATACTGGTTGTGGTCGTTGATCTCGGAAACGACATAGGGCAGGTCGTCGATCATGTCATCGGTGATCTCCCACATATCCGTGATGGTGTGGAGGGTATCGCTCTCCCAAGTGGGGTCGGGGAAGTGGGTGTGGGCGGCAGCTGCGCCCTCGGCGGTCTCGCCGGGCTTGCCCTCGAGCTTGCCGTAGACCGGGTACTTCAGCACCTGGCCGCCCATGGTGCCTTTGGCAAACAGGTCGATGATGCGGAGGTCCTGGCGGGTGGCGAACACGGGGGTGTCGAGCTCGGTCAGATACGGGGCGTTTGCGCCAGTAGCACCGCCGGTGGCGTTGACATCCGTGTTGGCCTTGACGTTGAACTCGGAGGTCTCGAAGTTGATGGTCTTCGCCTGGGCGACGTCGAGGCCCTTGGCCTTCAGCTCGTTGGCGAAATGCTCGCCGATGCTCTTGGCGGTCACGGCGTTCTCCTCCTTCTTCTGCTCGAGGTTCTTGCCCTCGGCGGCGTTGTCGAGGATCTCGGCGCCGTCCTTGAGCAGGGCGGCATGCTCCTCGAGCTTCTTGGCCTCGGAGACGTGCTGCTTCAGCCGCTCGAACTCCTCATCGGTGAGGTTCTCCTCGCCCTTGGCGAGGATGTCCTGTGCCGCCTTCTTCTCGGCGGCGATACGCTCCTTAATGCGCATGTTTGTCCTCCTAATCGGTGACTGCTCCGCCGAGGTATTCGGCGATTTTCTTTATCTCAGACTTGCGCTCGGCAAGTGCATGAGCCTTCTCGTCGGTCTCATCGGACTCATCCTCATCGGAATCGTCATCGGAGCCGACATTCTTGAGCACGTCCTGCAGGCACTGGACGGCCTGCTGGATGAGGGACTCGTTGTCCTTGGAGATGGCGCGACCGCTCTTGACGTCGGTGACCTCGGCCTGCTGGTTGCAGGCAATGGGCACCACTGAGACCTCGAAGAGCTTGACCTTCTCGATGCGGCGGTGCGACCACTGGTCGCCCTCATCCTTGACCCAAGCGGTCTTCTGGGCGAGGAAGCCTACCGACATCTGGTGCACGAGGCCGCGCTTGAGCAGGCCGTACGCCTTCTTGCCCTCATTCGTGTCGAGGTCGAACTTGAACTTGACGTTCAGACCCTTCTCGTCCTCGCAGGCGGAAAGGGACTCGCCAATGCAGTTGAGCGGGGAATCGTAGTTGTGGCCCCAGTAGAGCGGGATTCCCGCGCCGCCGTCGGGGTAGTCGGCGGAAAGCGTCTCGGCGTAAGCGCCCTTGGTGATCTCGTCGTCGATAAGGTCGCGCTCCCACGTGGAGGCGTAGCCCTCGAACACGCCCTCCTCCTCGGGGACGGCCTTGACCTCGAAATTGAGGAAATCGAGCTTGCCCATCTTGTTACCTCCCGTTCGGGCTCGCGCCCGTCTGGGCGTTCTGGGTATTGCCGCCGTCCTGCGGGGACGGCTGACCACCTTGGGTGACATTGAGCGGGACGATCACCTCGTCGCCGTCATCCTTGGCGGGAAGGTTGAGCTTGCGTCGGCCCTCGTTCAGAGACATGAACGGACGACCGGTCGCCGTGCTCAACGCCTTGTATTGTTCGCTGGGGGTACCCCGCAGCTGCGCATCCATGTTCGCGAGGATGAAGACGTCCTCCTCGCCGACCGCCTTAGGGATGACATGATTCAGCTGCTGCTCGAGCTGAACGACGTATGGGGACAGCTCGACATTCCACAGCTGGTCCTTGTAGGCCTCCACGCTTGACTTGTTGCCGGTACGGATGCCGACGTTCTCGGGCGAGATGTGGTATGCGTTGCACACCGCGATGCCGATCCGGTCGCGAGCATCGAGGTCGGCCATGTCGACCGGCTTGAATGCATCGACCGTGACGATATCCATGCCGTCCTCGAGCAGGGGCCAGCCGCCGTCCTTACCGCCGCCCTTGCGGTAGGCGCGCATGCCCTGGATGAAGTCATTGCGCGCCTGCTCGCTCGCCCACTCCATGCCGGCGGGTCGCTTGATGTAGGCGGGGATGCGACCGCCGTTCTGGGCGATGAAGCGACGGTAGCTCGCCAGCTCGCGCGCCTCGGTGAGCAGCGGCCCCAAGGCGCCGGACATTGGCTTGGGATTGCCGACCGCGCCGGGATAGCCGAGCGACAGCAGGACGTTCTTGTTCGGAAGCTCGTAGTTGACCTGACCGTTTGGGAGCGTGATCTGGACGCCAGTCGGCTCCGCGAGCGCGTTGTATTGCACGGAATAAGTGCCGTACGGGATACGGCGCAGACGGTAGTCGTAGTCCTCGTCCATCGTGAGCAGCATCAGCCACTGGTCGTTGAGCATCATGTCGACCACCAGCGAGTGGATGAGACGGTAACGGGTCTCGTTCGCTACGTAGCTCGGGTCGGCGATGAGCTTGCCGATTTCCGAATTGGCCGCCTCCTCGCGGTCGCCGTTGGGCTTCACGCGGTACGCATGGAACGGGAGCGCCGCGATCTTGCTCGCCACGAAATCGACCACCATGCGCACGTTGTACTCGGCGGCCCACAGGTCGCGGCGGTCGTAATCGCCGAATGCGATGTCCTCGGCCAAGCCTGGGGGAATCATCGGCGCGTACGGAACAGCGTGCTGCGCGGTGGTCTCGGGCTGCCTGGCGGCATTCTCGGCAGTCTCGGATTTGCCCGTGAAGCCATCGTAAGCCGCCCTGATGCGGTCGGAAAAGCGCATGTGTCAGCTCCTAGATAATCGTCAGCGGATAGGGCGAAGGCTTGGCCTTGGGCTCGGGCCGCTCGCAGTTGCGCAGCGCCCAGAGCGCCTCGCTCGCGGCGACCACCGCCGAGATCTGACCCTGCGATGCCCTGCGCGTCCAGACATCGACCTCGCCGAGCTTTCGAGTGACAGCGCACTTGAGCTGCTGCGTGAGGACCGGCTGGTCGGTGTGGCGGATGGTCCCGTCGAGCACCGCATCCTTGAAGCTGCCTGCAACGGAGCCGAGCTTGCTGCCCTCGATGGCATGGACCGTCCATCCTTCTTCCTCAAGCATGTCGCGGAAGTCCCCCGCAGGGCATCCCTTCGACTGAAGCGCGACCTCGTCGATACCCCATGCCTCCTGCACGGACTTGAGGTATTTCGACACCCACAGGT